CTTTTTGTTCAGCATACATTCTTTCTCTTATATCATTATCAGTTAATTCTTTAAAGTATGTTTGGTCAACTGCCCATGCAAATATGAATAGACATGCAACTAAATCATCTGTACAACCATCATCTGCCTGCCATGAAGAACCTTTTACAATAAATGTAGATAACTCACTCATAATATCATAGTCTGGTATTAATAGTTTATCTGATTCTATTAATTGTTTTAAATTAGAACATCCTATTCTTTTAACTGCCTTAGTAGTCCTTACTCCTAACTGTGCCTTACCACCAGAGAATCCTGCTCCTAGTATTTGTCCAGCACGACCTCTCATAGATGCCATGACTAGATTATCATATTCTAAGTCATATTGTAAAGCATTTGCAACCTGTTCTCCTATATCATTTACTTCGACTAATACAAAACATTCGTTATATGCCTTTGCAACTTCGTGTATTTTTTGTGGGAATATTAGAGGTTTAATTTCATTGTTTCTATATTTTGCAACAACCTTGTATGGCATTTCTGTTACATCTAATACCAAAAATGCTGAGTAATCCTGTGATGTTCCTCGTGAAACATCTGCAGTAAGAAAATAAGTTTTCTTTGGGTCTGGTCTTTCAAATATATCTAAGTCTGCGTTACTTTGTATTGGGTCAACATAAGGCATTACTTTTAATTTGTGTGGGGCGATGAGTGTATCAATAGAACCTAAGAACTCACATTCAAACTCTGAGTTAAATTGAGATTGAGATGTGTTTCTGATTGTTTCTTCTTTCCATACTTCATCACGACCTGGCACTTCTGACCAATGCACCTCTACTGGTATGTAATCATTCTTTTTACTTTGTGCATCTGTCCATAGTTTGTAGAACATATTCATACCATGTGGTGTTGATACTATCATTACCTTTGTAGATTTACCAGATGATATTGTAGGATATACAGAACTAAAAAATTCTTCAGCTAATGATGATGGTACATATGCAAACTCATCAAGGAATATAATGTTATAAGAACCACCACGAATTGCACTGGCAGATGTTGAAGCTGCGAGAATACTTGAACCATTCTCTAAATCTAAACTTCCTTTGTTCCATGAGATTACACCTTGTTGTAACCACTTAGGTAAATTTTCATATCCTAATTGTAATCTGCCTAGTATATCTCTAGCAGTAGATGATTTGTTTGCAAGTATAGCCACATTTACATTTGGATTAAATAAAACATAGTGTAATAGATATGCAATAATTGTTGTTGACTTACCAGACTGTCTAGGAAGTTTACAAATTGTAAAACGATTATCATGGAATGTCTTTACCATGTTTTGTTGAAAGTCATACATTTTAAATGGCACAAGACCTTCATCAAGAGATACAATTTTCATATGCTCTTGTATAAAGTAAACAGGGTCATCCATACACTTCTGATATTCTTGTATCTGTTCTTTCGTAAACTCTACAGGAACATTCGCTTTCTTTAGTAAAGGATTACCTAGATATTGATTTTGGTCAGTTGCCATTAGATTTTTTTATTGATATATCTTATTGCAGTATATACTACAAGTCCTAGTATAATATACATTATACCATCAAACCAACTTATATCATTTAATAAGTCTGCTGTGATAAAAGATAAATCCATAATTATTTCTCCTTATCTTTTTTTAATAATTTTTGAAGTTCTGCAGTAGAACCCACATACAATGCATTCGTTACATTCTTCGGTGCATTGTTTGGAACTTCTTTTAATCGTTTCATGGAAGCTTGTAACTTACCGAGTTTTTCTGTTATGTCAGCAACTTGTGAAATTAAATTACCTGCTACTTCATAACTTCTAGGATGGTCGGATTGTTTGGCAACTTCTAATATACCATCAATCGCATCTTGACCTCTTTCAATTAAATTATAAAAGTTCTCTCTCTGATATTTATAATCTGTATCAACATCATCAAGAGTATCATCTCTTTTAACTGTAAGAGTATCTGGTTTTTTTTCAACAAGCTCTGCTGTCGATTCTTCGATATCTAGAATCTCATCTAGAATATCTTTTGTTTTGTTGCTCATAACTATTTCACCTTTTTAGTTTTTACATTAACATTTTTCAAAGACCCTATGGACTTATCACTTAACATGTCTGCAACTAACTTTTCATCTTTTCCTTTCAGTATAAATTTGCCTATACCCTTTGTAATTATTTCTGGTGTAGGTCTTCTTGTATCCTTATATGTTTTAATATATTCTTTGGCAAAATTTAAAGCTTTACCAGTCTTATCTGTTACTTCTATATCTTCTTTTAATTTTTTAAAAGTTTTCATTACTTATCTTCACCTGTTTCTGGGTCAAAGTTTTTAGCATCTTGATAAAAAGATGTTGTTTCATTAAATCCGAAATCATCATCAGCATCAGCAGATGTTGGATTTGGTGTAGCAGTATATCTTTGTTCTCTCTTAGGAGCTGCACTTGGCATATCTGTATATTGGTCAACCTGTACAGTCTTAATAACTTTACTAGATGTGACAGGACCATATAGATAAAACTTAGTAGTAAAATCTAAAGTATAAATGATAGCTCTTCTTTCTGCATAATCACCACGATAATTATCTTCATAGTTAATACTGTTTAATACAATAGGAATATCTCTCGCAATACCCATATCTTCCATGTCTTTAATTGTTAAAGTATAATCTGGTTGAAAATATGGTAATACTTGTTCTACTATTTGTAACGCATCATCTGATTGTTTTGCCATTGCAAATAATTGTATATTTAAATTATATGGAACAGGCATATATTGTGAATCCATTTTATTAGCATCACTTGCACTTGATTTTACTTTTTTAAATTTCTGTACACGATTTAATTTTCTTGCAGGGTCATATGTCAAGTCTTGTATTTCAAAACCTAATCTAGGTAATGTAAGTGCAACCTTACTGTCTAGTCCAGCATCTTGGTCAAGTCTTGTTAACCATTTTTGTTTTGGCCCATATGCCAAAGGCACTTTCATGGATTGTGTAATCACACCACTATTGTTTTTACGAACCACATGTATATCATTAAATAGAGTACCAAACCCTACTATAATACTTCTAACTGTTTCGTGATAAAATTGTCTATTTCCTAACATTATGCAAATACTCCAGCATCACCAAATGGATTAGATTCTGAGAAGTCTAATACATTATCATCTAGTGAATCAAATAATTCATTCTGTGCAGTTTTATCTTGCACATAATCCCCTACTATATAGTCTTCTGTTAATAGATATGAATCATCACCTGTATCAGCAGAATTCTCTAATAGAATACTTGTACCTACTGATGTTTCATCATCTTCACCAATTATATTATCGCCAGAAGTTTCTTCAAGTAGTAAACCAAAATTACTTCTAGCATGTTGTATATTTATTTCTTCATTTTGAGCTGTTGATTGTTCTAATGTAAATTCATAATCTCTTGTGTTTCTACTTTCAGTATCTTCTATAGAATCAATATCTAGAATACCTGTATCAATTGCTTCAGATGAATACTCATATGATTTACAATTTAATTTGTAAATAGGATTGTTGTCTAATTGATGAAAGGGTTCATCATGGTCTACAAAACTTACTTCGAATATTTTACCTAGTATAGGATGATAAACTAAATCACCCTCTAAAGGTCTGTCTGTACTTACTGCATCTGTTTCTGTAAGTATATAAAAATCACTACCTGTAGTTACAGTTTCTAATTCATATGCATCATCTGATTGGTTTATCGTACCTGATTCTAATAATATAGAACCACCTGTAGTATCTGTTCCAGTTTCTATCTGTAGTTGTTTTGTTAAGTCTTGAAATCTTTCTTTGTGTACTACTAAGGTTAATTCATTTCTATTTTCTAATCCGAACTGACTCATCAATTCCTTTTCGCCTTGATATCCACCCTCAGCGTCTTCTACATACATTTCAATGGGAACTTGTGAAGTAAATGTAGATAAGGAATCCTCACCTAAAATATTATCAGTGGCAACAGTTGTTCTGTCTATGTAATAAACATCATGACCAAAAATTTGTATTGCTTCTTTTACTAAGTCACTATACAGATTTTTCTCTGATTGAATAGATGTACTATTATTTGTATGAAAAGCCTTATTGACTGCCATAATCTTATCCTATCATGTAGTCTATAGGTGATTCAAATGTCAACTTAATTTCTTCTTCTAGTCTTTGTATTTCTTCGATTGCTTGAGAATAAATTTGTTCACCATTCATTGATACCCCACCTAAAGTAGCTACTCCGTTAAATTTAGAGAGGTTTGCTCCCCACTGTCTTTTGATTAATGCTGTTGCATATCTTTTTAAATAAATATCATCAAAGATATCTGTATATGTTGCTGGGTCTATTTTACGATAACATTCTATAATTAAATATTCATCTGGAATAATTTGTTCCCAATCCATATCTAAGTATAAACGATTCTGATGTTGATTGTAACGAATTGGAACTTCACCTGTTAGTAAGTGTGATAACATATCTAACTGTTGCATAGTCATTTCATAATGTATAATTGATGTTGATGAAAAATCGTATAAGTCATTTAATCTTAATTGATAACGAATGTCAAACATATTATTTGTTTGTGCATTTGCAAAATTGAAAATATTAGATACTGAAACTACAGCAGATGGCATAGGAATAAAATTATTGCCTTCTTCAAAACTACCAGTGATAGAACTGTCTACTGAGTCAGCAGATGTTGATGTAGAATTAGCACGAGCTCTGTCGATATCAGTTTGGGTAACTTTATATTTTAGATACATCTTTTCAACACCATCATAATGGTACTGAGCAAAATATTGTAATGCCTCATCTATTCTATCATCTGCTTGG